CGCCACCGCTAGGGGCTCTCTAGTGAGGAGAAAACAGTTTTCCTCATTCTGGTTCTAGCACTATCTCCTGCGACCCAGGGTGTTCCAAGAACTCCTGGGTTTTCTGGATCCGGTGTTCCTGGGAGAAAGATACGAGTATCTTTCTCGATAGAACTATATTGCTCCAGCATCTGCTCAATCGTTTTTCCTTTTGAGACTGGGTGTGCTCCAGGCCAACTCTTAAAAAGTTCCTTACGGACCTTTCTAAAAGTCTGACCTAGCGCTCCGAGTCCTCTAGGAGTAAACGGTAAGCAACCGCTGGGCAACATCAAGGTAATCCGTCGGTGCATCAAGCTTGACTGTGAATCTAAGAAATCTTCTTCAGTTCCACAGTCATACCAAGGTGCACCTCCGGGGCCAAGGGTCTTTGGGGCTGTCGGTCCTCTCGCAAATGGAACATTTGCCAGAAGACTTTCAGCATCGTCGACCGCCATTTGGAAGGTGGGCATTGATGCCCCCCTCCACCGTCGGGCGAAGACTGAAACTCCTTTTCCTCCCCCTCTCCCATAAAGGAGACGGGTTATTACCTTGCGGTAACCTTTACCTGCTACGCGGCTCAGTGGAGCTTGGTACCCCAATGGAGTACACAAGCCGCTACCGCCAAGCTTGCGTGGTAAGACAGGGATGCCTAGTTTGCGGAAACGCTCGCTAGAAGCATCATGCAGACTCTTCTGCACCGCGTATACCTTCTTAGGAGAAAGTCCTTTCTCAAGAAGGGAGTCCACGACAGCGCCCACCGCCAAGTCAACTTGGAGGTCGGGTTCTACGGAGGTCTTGCCTCCATCGCGAAGTCCCCCTTGAGGAAATACTAATCCTCTTAAGGGTATACACGGTTCTACTTCAAATGAAGTAAAATGACGCCCTGCATCAACCACCTTACCTGTGAAGGTTACCAGTTCTTCCAGGAAAACCCCCCTACCCAAGCTGCTTTGGAAGTGCTTGCCCTGAGAAATCTTCCCCCCACATTTCGCAACCAGCCGGTTGTATCTCTGGATACTACCGCGCGAAGCGCAGATAATAGCATCGTCTCCACAGATGGAGGCGCGTACTTTTTCTCTACGCTGGCCAGGAAATGAGGGAGGAGGAGAACTTGCCTCGACATCATGCATCCAGAATAGGTGCATGACACAGAGGAGGGCCCAGGTAGTTGGTAATCCCATGAGGATCCCGCGACTAGTTTTAACTGGTTCGGGAGAATCTGGGTATACCAAGTGCTGT